CGCCATGAGGTAAGAACGTCTCAGTGGGAGAAGTATAATGGTTACAACGTGCATCCCTTCTACGCTAAGAACTACGCTACCACCGGGAATACCAAGCGTCTTAGGTGGGATGAGACGCGTAGTAAGTATATCACTAATAGGGCAGATTGGTTTGATGATGAGTACCTAAGAGGAAGGACAGGCGGAGGGCCGAGAGTACATCTCCTTCCTTCTCTTATACCTAACCTAATAGGCACTCCCTTCACAGACCAAGGAGTGAATGAGCCGTGGCCGGACTCGCCTATGTATGAAAGCTGGCACATCGGCTTTCACATGGATACGTTTGGCTGTAGTGATGAGGATTGTACGATGTGTGCGGATAACTTCGGTGCGTACTGGCGTTTTGGATGGGAACATGTGACGGATGGAGAGAACGGTACGGAGTTTTATAAGCGCAGGAGTACTACTACACTCTCGACAGCCGTTCAACACATTATGAATACATAATGCGTAAAGTGTACCCTATACATCTCACCCAATATAGGTCGGGATTTGTTAGATTTAAGGAGATTTATGTGTGAAGACTGTACTCATTATGAGATAATTCAGAGTCCAGATGTAGTACTAGAGGAGAAGTTGAAGGGATTGTGTATACGATGTGGGAGGGAGAAGATGTATAGACGGCGTATACCTGCGCCGGGAGAGGAGAACCATGATATACTAGCGTGGTTGTTTGGAAAGGATGAGGGAAGTAGAGGAGGGGCAGTGACAGGGATAGGGTTTCGCCGGGCACTTTCGCTCGATAAGTGGTTGAGTATGGAGTACGAGAAGAATCTTTCATATTCTGGTAGTGGAAGGGGTTGACAACATGTTTGGAATATGTCATACTATAAATAGGGGTAGGGAAAGACTCCTGATTGGACTCGTTGGTGGATAAGGGGAGGGGAGAGTTAGACCTAAAACGGGTGAGATGTATAGGGTACAGGTTGACGGATTATGAAAGGATTTTACCGTGCGCGACGTAGATAAGTGGGAGTGTGGCTGTGGGCTAAGTGCTGCCTTACAGGGGGCAGACAAATGAACGGCGTACATGGTGTTGCAGCGCCTCCGTGCCGGTTCTGCGCTGACGAGAGCGTGGCACGAATCGGGTTGAGCGATGGCTGCATCGCCTTCCCTGACGACCATGAGCAGGATGTGTGCTTGCATCACTACCGAAAGGCGCAACCGTTGGGGGGGAGCCATCTACTGAGGGACTACACATACTTTCGGCAGTTGCGTGGACTCTCGCTGGAAAGGAGTCGTAATGGGGACGCCGACTGAGAAGTCACCAGAACTGGAGGCCATGCTGGAGAGCATGACGGGAAGGACGACAGCCATCGAGAACGATGTCTGCGTCCGCGAGCCCTATGGCTGCGGCAAACCAGCCATTGCGTTCCGAGACAGCGTTAGCCGTGACGAGTACCGGATCTCTGGGCTCTGTCAGGCCTGTCAGGACTTAGTCTTCGGAGTGAGTAACTGACTTGGGATTCCCGATTGATGGTCTGTACCTTTATCGGAGTAGCATTGATCGGGTTAGTTCTAGGAAGGAAGGACTAACTCGTGAGGTATAACTGCGGTGTCTAGCTATCTTGCTCTGCGCGTTACTCCTAATAGGATGTAGCGCGTCAGAGCGGGATAGTAATAGCATAGACTATTACGGAATATATGAATGGAGTGTGGTTGCTAGAGGAGAACAGCCTACTCCATCGCCCAGTCCAACCCCTGAACCTGTACTTGACAGGTTATGGGTTCCAATTTACCCGCCGCTGACGGAGATAGAATCTACTGTATGTAGTATGCCTTGGCCGTGCAGTGTAGCTCTCTACTATATGTACAGAGAGAGTGGAGGAGAGCCGTGGAAGTGGAATTATCAAGGGAGTGGTGCGTGTGGGTTGTTTCAGATTCACCCTATACATGCAGGGAAGTGGCCGGATTTTTGGGGTAGATGTACTGAGGTTGGGTGGAATGTGGAGAAGGCGTATCAATTATGGCAGAGTCAAGGATGGTATCCTTGGAGATAAGGAGGATGAATGCCGGTTACGTTAGGTTCAACTCATGTAAAGGTGAAGTTCTCGCCGGATGTGGTATTTTATTTAGAGGAGTTATCCAATGTATCTTTCGAGTATCTTAAAGACAGAGAATCAGGGGTATTAAATGAAGAAAAGTATAAATCTTATCTACCGTTTAAGGTAAGACATTACTTAAAATATTGTGCGGATAGAGCGGTGATACTAGGGAGCCGACATAACTACCGTAATGTACATGCGTATAGACTACCAGAGGGTACATGGACGGCGCAAGAAGGGGGTTTTAGTTTTGTTACATATCCAGAGTCTAAGAGGGCTGTAGGTATTTTCGATGAGTCTTACATATGGCCGGAAGATAAGACACCGAAGGGTACGCTGGTACTGACTGAGACACAGCCGGGGAAGTGGATTGCTAGTGTGAGAGGAGATAGTAATGAGCGGAGCTAGAACATTCGGTAATGCCATAATGGTAGACTGTATTGGAGAAGCGCATCATAATCCCTTTATAGATAACTGTTGGGTGTGTGCGCCATTTTGGGAGAGATACCCAACCTGTCCTACACACGGTAAAAGACTTTCAGATAGAGGTTATTGTAAAGATTGTAGGAAGCATTATAGATATAGTCTACAACCGGGGGCGTACGGTATGGATGGGGTGGCGCAGGTGCATGATTCTAACGAGGGGTTCGAGTCCCCTCCCACTCCACCAATATGTGAAGATTGCAACGACGAAGGTTGCGATAATTGCGAAATGTAGTACATCCAACTAACGTATACGTTGGAGCAGAATGGGTAGGTACTCCCAAACAGAACGGTATTATGCTCCTCCTGCAATGTCCGGGTAGGACAGAGGGAGTGGTAGGTAGACCAATCGTAGGGCAGAGTGGCCGGTTGATGCGGGAGTGGATGAATAAGGCAGGTATAGAGAACTACTATATCTCGAATATGTGTAAGTATGTACCGCCAGCGGAGAGGAACGACCCAACTGAAGAGGAACTAGCGGCTTGCTTATCGGAGCTAGAACAGGAGGTAGAGAAGTGGAAGCCGAGCGTTATTATTGGCTGCGGGAAATATGCAACGGACTGGCTAGGATTCAAAGGAAGCCAGACACAGAGGAACGGGCGGGTGATGTGGTCGGAAGAGAAGCAAGCACAGTGCTACGCTATGTTCCACCCCTCTTACATAATGAGGAAGAGAGGGAGTCGCAGAGCATACGCCGAGCTAGTGGGTGGGGTACTAGCCATGCTCTCCCTAGCAGCAGGCGGGAGGGAGTCTGCCCCTAAAGAAGAGTTTAAGTTTAACACAGTACAGCCGCTTACTTATCGAAGTTTGAGTGAGGCTATTGATACTGAAACCAACAGTCTAGACTCACGAGTGGCGGTGCTTAATTATAGTGGACATTATAACGGTATGGCTGATGCTACTGTTATAGATTGGAGGGATTATACTGGCGAAAAGATTAGAACACATGTGGGTGTGGCTGTCATGCACCACGCACTCTACGATATGGTGGTTTTAGGAGATAGGTATACGTTCGATTCTCCCCCACATGATACGATGATTAAGTTGTGGGAGAAGGACGAGGATGATTTGTCGTTGAAGGGGGCAGCGGCTAGGATTGGATTGCATGGAGTAAGTAGTAAAGAGCTAGGGTTCGGGGCTGAGAACGCGGCACAAGATGCAGTGTTGACGTGGAGATTACACGAAGCTCTTACGTTAGAGCCATACCAGTCTCATCTGTATGAGAGTATTGACCGTCCGCTGATACCCATTCTGGCGCGTTGTACGCTTGCTGGCATGGATACGGATGCGGAAGGGGCACAGGTACTCAGTGAGGGGATAGAGGCTAAGCTAGATGTACTGAGGGAGCGGATACGGCAGGTCAGTGGGGTAGAGAATCCCAACTCGGACGAGCAGGTGCGGCAGGCGTTCAAAGAAATGCATATACAATTACTGCCGAAGCGCACTACAAAAACTAAGAAACAATCAGTGGATAAGAGTGTGCTTGAAGCGTGTGAGCATCCGTTGGCTAAGCTGCTCTTGTATTGGAATGATATTACTTTACAGAGGAGTCGGTATTTAAAGCCGCTACTGCCGGGGCATATACAGTTTACATATAAAATTCATGGGACTGAAACGGGTAGGATTTCGAGTGATGGGCAGAACTTTCCTGCTCCGATGCGGAGGTTGATTCGGGCTAGGCCGGGGAAGAAGTTTGTTATTGCGGATTACAGCGGAGCGGAGTTAAGAGTCGCGGCGGTAATGTCGGGCGATGAGAACCTACTACAGATGTTCAAAGATGGGCGGAGTCCGCATAAAGAACTAGCGGTGAGGTTGTATGGTAGGGACTATACGGAGCGCCAGTATGTAGCGACGAAGGCGGCGAACTTCGAGAAGCTATATGGTGGGGGAGTGAAGAAACTAGCCGAGGTTACGGGAATGCCGTTGAGTGTGGCGATGGAGATTTTTGCAGCACACGAGCAGGCGTACCCTGTATTGAATGAGTGGTTGGACAGGCAGGTACAGTTAGCATATTCTTTGGGTTACAGTGAGACTATGCATGGGAGAAGGAGGAAGCTGCCGGATTTATGGAGCGACCATGCTGTGAAGAGGAGTCACGCTGAGAGACAGGCGAAGAACTCTCCGATTCAAGGTACGGTAGGGGATATGACAAAGGAAGCTATGGATATTTATGAGGAGACACGGGAGGATATTATACACCAGTGCCATGATGAGATTATCACTGAGGTCGATGAGGTAGACGTAGAACATAGTAAGGATGTGCTTAGTTATGCTATGATGAAGGCAGCAAGGGAAGTTGTTAAGGGAATACCTATGGAGATAGACTTGTTCGTGAGTTATAGATGGGAAAAGACTAAGTAATGCATATTAGTTACGTGCGGTGGATTGATTCACACACACCAGAGATGGGATGGACGGATGTCGAGGACATACTGACAGATTATAAGGCTGATATGGTATGTCAGTCTATTGGATTTGTATTGGATGAGGATGCGGATGTGATTGTACTAGCTTCTTCAATTGGTGGACAGAAGGATGTTAGGACAGCGCATACTCCTATGCTTATACCGAAGTGTAGTGTGGTGGATAGGTTAGAGGTAGTGTACGAGTGAGGGGGATAGACGTATCGTTTAGTAAAATTACTCCACAGTGGGCGGCGAATAGGAAAGCTGAGGGGTATGAGGTATTTGTTCAGTGTGCTTGGACGGGGGGGTTAGCAGGTAATCCGGGGATAAAGGCAGTATGTGAGAATAATCTACGCTGTGCTAGGGAGGCAGGATTAATTTCGTGTGCCTATGTTAATGCCTCTCCTCCTGATTGGTGGAGTTTACCAATTCAAATGAATAAGATCGAAGCAAACTGCGGTGATGAGTGGGAACGTTTACTATGGGTGTTTATGGATGTGGAGATAGCAGGGACTACATACGAGAGAGCGGCGGAGTTAGCTCAGCATGTAGGTATAGAGTCGGGGCATATATGTAATACTCTTTATTCTGCGAAGTGGTTTTGGAATACCCTACCTAGTAAGAACGACCCTCGATGGAAGGCGCGTTTTCCGAATCTATGGAACGCCTTTTATGATAGCAACCCTGATATAGATTTTCCTACCTCCCCTTATGGCTTATGGCAGATAGCCGATTTGATGGGGGAGCAGTATCAGAATACAACAGTGTTGGAGGGGGTGGCGGTAGACCTCAACACATTCCGCGATAGTTACTTTAGTACGGAGGATGAATTGGCACTTACAGAACGACAATCACAGACATTGGAAAAGCTGGCGCAGTGGACGCTGGAACCCTATACGGTTACATGGCCGAACGGGGCAACGCAGACGTTCCCTAGTAAACTAGATTTCTTAATGGCGCACACTACGTCATTCGACCAGCATCGTATTGATTGGTTGCAGGGGCAGGCATAGTGGATGATGCGGTTAAAACAGCGGTTGATGCTATTCATGCGGATTTAACATGGTTAATGGACGTAGGGTACGGGGAACATTCTCTCCCTCAGGAAAGAAACTCTGCAACTGTCCACGTTCCAATGCCGCCAAGACTGCGAGAAAACTTGCAAATCTTAGCGAATCACAGGAGCCTGCCGTACGGCGCGTCATTGCACAGGCTCATGTTACATGCCGCTGTGGTGTTGGGATACGAGTTAGCGACTGCTTTAGCCGAAAACGACCCGGAAATGCAAGCGGTGGTGGAGCAGATAGAGTGGGACAGGGAGATGAAGAACGCAGCGGAACAGGCTAAGCGAGAGAGTATGTTCCAAACGTATCTGAATATGCAAGAGAAGAGGTTGAATGATTACATTAAGGATAGGAATTTGCGGAGAGTAGGGGAGGTACTGAATGAGTTAATGGGGTTTGTTAGTAAAACCAAGGACGATACTCTAAGGCATAGGTTGACGCGACTGTGTGCGGATAGTAGTGTAGTGAATGATAGTATTGGGAGTGTGAGGAGTCGCAGAGAAAAGGAGGCGTTGAATTTATGGTTAGAGAGCGCACTATAAAAGTTCTTGATCCTGTTGAGATAAGTTTACAGCGTTATGATATGCTAATCAACGGAGTGTTGCAGAATATATATCGCAGCATACATGCGAGTACAAATAACGTGGACTGCGGGAGTTGTCTTATGCTACAAATGGCGGTTACAAGTCAGCTAGGGAAATATACATGGTTGGTGAAGTAGGCCCAGACCTAGCTATCGACGTACTTGACAAGGGATATGTTAGACTGGTAGACTACATGGGTAGTGATGTATCTGTTGTCAATGCGGCGCGGGTGAGTTATAATAAAAGAACGGAGAAGATAAGGGAGAGTGATGTTAAGCTGATACGTTACTTGAAGGAGCATGGGCATAGCTCTCCCTTTCGCCACGCCTCATGTACGTTTGAGGTTAAGGCTCCCTTGATGGTGGCGCGTCAGTGGTGGAAGTATGTAGTGGGGAGTGATCATACTATGGAGGGATGGAATGAAGTAAGCAGGCGGTATGTTAATGATATGCCAGAGTATTATGTTCCTGATGTATGGTTCAAGCAGAGCGGTAAGAATAAACAGGGAGGGGAGGGAGTAACCCCTTTAACTCCTGAGTTGAACTTAATGTTGGAGAAGATACAATCACAGGCTACACACAATTATTCATGGGCTATTGCTAGTGGTATTTCGGCGGAACAGGCTAGGCTTTTCCTTCCAGCGTATGGTTTGTATACTACGTGGTATTGGACGGCGAGTTTGCAAAGTGTGTTGCATTTCTTAGCGCAGAGGTTAGAACATGATGCACAGTATGAGATAACGCAGTATGCTATAGCGGTACGAGAGTTGATTCAACCACTGTTTCCTTATTGCGTAAAGGAGTTTCTTGACTATCCAGCATGAAGATTGTTTCTGTGATACATGGGAAACTAAAGAAGGAGAGGAGATACTTTATTGTCAACTTGAAACTCCCCATCTTCGAGCAATTATTAAGATGTTGTGGCGGCAGGAGAGTGCGGGGTGGAACGCGCTAATGGTGGTTAATGGGGAGCAGGCGGGTTATGCTATCGAGGATGGTATAGCTCAAATAGAAAGTTTAATAGAAGATTTACAGGCAGAACTTGCTTCCCGTACTGACCCCTTCTAGCCTAGGATTGGAGGGATATGATGCGGGTTTTCGAGACGTACAGCTTGAAGTTCTCAACTACATGGAGCAGGGGCAAGAAGCATTCCTTGCTATCGAAAGTCCGACAGGGACGGGTAAGTCTCTCATCGCCGTGGCCCATCAAAAACAAACTGGTGCTAGGGTTAGGATTCTCACACGAACCATCAGCCTCATGCAGCAATACATGCGAGACTTCTCCTCACATGCGGTAACGATGAAGGGAAGGGGTAACTTTCCCTGTGTATGGGATGAGGCAAATAGTGATACTGCGGCGAATGCACCGTGTACTGATGGGATAAACTGTCCCGTGCGAAGTATATGTCCTTATTATATACAGAGAGGGATTGCTGAGGCTCACCCGCTAGTGGTGACTAGTTACGCGTATTACTTTGCGGAGACTATGTTTGCCAGCGGGGATGTGAGCGAGTGTGATGTGCTGATATGTGATGAGGCGCATAGGCTGCGGGATATACTGGACGATTTGTTTCAGGTACAGGTTAGAAGGGAGGAGTGGGAGAGACTAGATAGTATGCCGGTAGAGGATACACTGCCGCTGTGGGGCGAGAGTGCAGCTAGGGCGTTGCAGATGTTGGAGTTAGATAAGAGTGTAGGAGATAAGAAGTGGCGACAGAAAATGAGGAGAAAGGCCCGGAGTGTATTGTGGTATGCAAAAAGTGCGGAGCCACATATTATCTACTCTATGGGTGGCACGGTGTTCTTCTCCCCCCTGTGGCCCAAGCTGACACATGTACCCATCAGAGCGGAGCAAGTTGTGTTTTTGAGCGGTACTCTCTACGGAGGGAAGCACTTCGCTGATATGCTTGGGATACCAGAGGAGCAGTATAGCTTCATCTCCCTACCCTCACCCTTTAATGTAGATAGACGGCCTGTTTATATCGAGCCGGTAGTGGCGATGAATGCACGGACGAGTGAAGCGGATTACATGCGGATGGCTGAACATATTAAAGGGGTATGGGCTAGGCATCCGGGCCAGAAAGGAATGATACATGTTAACTCTAATGCCCAAGCCGCCGCAATCTACAGTGCATTGGGCCGGGAACATGTTATACTACATTGCGGTGAACAGGGAGAGGATAGACAGAGACTATTTGAACAGTTCCGGTCTGCCCCTAGAGGCACGTATCTACTTAGCCCATCTGCTGGCGAAGGAGAGGATTTCCCTAATGAGCAATGCAGGGTTAACATCATCGCAAAGGTTCCTTATCCATATCTAGGTGACCCGCTGGTGTCGGCACGGATGAACGATGGGCCATTCGGAAAGAAGGATTATGCAGCGCAGACAGTAATGCAGATTTCTCAGATGATTGGTAGGGCTATGCGGAGTGAGGCAGATTGGGGAGCGACGTATGTTCTGGATTCTAATGTGAGGAATCTATTGAAGTTTAACCGTCCTCTCTGGCCGGATTATATACTGGCTGCACTGCGATGAAGGTAATAGCAGACTGCGACCACCATTGGCTTATTCAATCTGCGGATAAGACTAAGGCTAAGTATCTACTCGGTATATGTAAATTCTGCGGAAAGGCTAAGCAGTTTAATCGGAAGGGTAAGTTCAAACCTCCGAGCCAAAAAGAATACAGACTAATGAAGAGACTAATAGAAGAGGAGGAGTGGTTAGATTCTATAGCACCTAGGTATCCAGATGCAGAGGAAGTTGTGTTAGAGAGCCGCCGCCAAGCACATAATTGGTATATGCAGCGCCGCCGACCGGCGACGGAAGAAGAATAGGATGGACAATGCGGCGGCGATATGTTATACTATAATAGGGAGGAGAGAAATCCTTCCACATTCTACAACTCATGGAGGTTTAATTGAGTTACGACCCTAGTAATTATGACCCAGAAAATGCACCAGAGCAGAAGCGGACGCACGTTGGTAGAGTTACCGCGAACCACCTGACGACTGTGCCTGAACAGTACAGTGCGGTGGTTGCTGCAAGGGGTGTGCCGGACGCATGGTGGGCGTTGGAAGTACAGGCGCTTGACGCTGTGTTTGAAGATGGGAATATTCCAGAGGCAGGGACTTACAGCGGTGCTGGCCTGATGTGGAAGAACGATGCGGGAGAGCCTTACGGCCCCGGTAGTCGTCCGACGATTCTAGCCAAGGCGTTCCGCGAATGTCCGCGAGCCGATGGTATTCCCGGAGGGTTTACCGTATGGCCGGGGAACCCCAAGTCTCAGGAAATTATCGGACAGGTATTCGTCTTTGAAGGGCGGAAGGTTGAGGGGAAGCGGGTGACGTGGGTGAATGTTCCGATTGCTCATCTTGGAGGGCCGGACTACCAGTTCAGGGGGGAGAAGAGGATTCTTGTTCGCAGGAATTCTGAGGATGGAGTGGCGGTATCTCCTACGCCTGTGGCTGTGGATGATGGTGCGACTGAGGCTAAGCTGGTCGAGATTCTGACGGGCAAGCAACCCTCTCAGGTCTTCGATGTTATTCTCGGTGATAGCTTTGTCAAGTCTGTGCCGACATTTAAGGGAGTGAATCTCATTGGTGCTGCGGCAGATGGTTCTCTTGTTGACCTTCTACCCATGGAGGTTAATGGAGATGGTACGTTGAAGCCGGTTAGCCTCAACAGCTAGTCTATTTCTACATCAGGGCGGGGCGTGGCTTTCCTCCTTTCTCCACCCCCGCCTACCCCTTTGTTAAAAAGTTAAAGAGGTTTTATGGATGAAATCGGATTACACTTACGACTGAGTAATGCTATACAAAAGATATATCGAGAGGCTCCACCGCATGATGCTCCTTCTCCTAGCGGGGTAAGGGGCTGTATTCGTTCTCAGTGGAGTGTGGGTGTGAAGATGCCTGCGACTGACTTTCCTCCCGATAATAACATTATCAAGATGGAGGCGGGTAAGGGGATAGAGCCGTACTTGCGGAGAGTGTATGAGGCAGCGGGGTTTGAGGTAACAGCGGGTACGGGCGAAAGGTTCCAGATTCCGGGTACGCCTATGACTGGTGAGTATGACTGGCTTGCTAAAGACGGAGAGACGTATCTTGTCGATAGTAAATTCCTAGGATACTACGGGTATATAAAGATACTGTGTTTGGGTGTGGAGGTAGGCGACCCCGGCTACTACATGCAGATGCAGAGTTATCTGATGGGGTTGCCGGACTGCGAGGGAGCGGTACTTCACTGTACTGTGCAGGATTGGTCTGCGGCGAATAAGCTGTGGCGGCAGGGGCAGCACCAGTGGGGTAAACAAACGGAGGATTTGCCTGAGTTCTTTGTGAGGTATATTGCACGGGATGAAGGGAATCAGTATGAGGCGAAGATAAGGAGCGAGGAAGTGAAGTATCTAGTGGATACTGTGAACGATATTTCGCAGGTAAGAAGGGAGTTTAATCCGTTGAAGGATAAGTTTCCGTGTGGGTACTGCCGGATTCAAACGGCGTGTATTGAGGCAGGGTAAAGGAGTAGTGTCATCGAAAAGTTAGTAGGTGGACAGAGGCCAACAGGTGAAGAAGAAGATGCTCTGTTTATTGGTCTGTTTGGATTAGAAGGTACGGGGAAGAGTAGCGTTGGACTAAGCCTACCCTCTCCGTTGATGTTTGTTAACTGTGATAGACCAGCGGGAAGTCTAGTGGCGAAGTTACCCAACACGAAGGAGTTGTATTATGTTCCTATACAGGTTGATTTGGATACTCTCTCTCCTTCTGCCGCACAGGGATTACTCTTACAGTTTGACGCGGCTGTACGCACAGCCATCGCTCAGTGTAAAGGATTTTTCTTGGACGGAGAGAACCGTTTTCTGTCCATTGTTCGGACGGCGCTTCTTCCAGAGGACGCTATGCCGCGCGACCATGCAGGGGTTAATAACTACTTTAACACCCACTATCAAAGACTGGCACGGAGTGGTATACAGGTCTGCGTTAGTACCACCGCGTCACCTGTATGGGCAGGAGCAAAGACTAAGACTGATGGAATGGATAGAAAAGGATTCGGAGATACAAGGAGTTGGCTAAACACGGAACTCTACGTTCACTGTCCTGAGATTGCGGTGCCGACAGAGAAGGCGCAGGTAGAAGCAGGAGTGGGTAAGGTGAATGTGGTTACGGTGCCGGATAAGCGGACGCATATGAGTAAGATTGTAACGAGCAAGTTGAAGGAGAGTCTGCTAGGGCTGGACTTAGCGGATGTTACGTTCGATATGCTTTATCGCATGGTGATTGGAAAGGAATATAACAATGGCAACAGCACAGAAGTTTAATAAGGCTATGCTTATTCAAGCATTAGAGGTTAAGATTGAACGGGAACAGCAGAAGTTTTTGGCCGAGCAGGCGGGTTATCCTGATAAACTAGCAGCGTGGCAGAAGAAGGCTACAAAGATAGCTCTCGACCAAATCGAACGCGGTGTCGAAGTGGGTCTAGGCTATCAGAATCGTCCTCCAACTAAGCCTGCTCTTGAAGTTAAGGGCTACAAGAACGCCATTGCTCAGCTTAACATGATGGCGGGGGATGTTGTGTCCTTCCGTACTGATGATAGTGTGTTGAGATTGGCGCTGTAATGTGTTGTTGGTGTTGCGGTAATTTAATGCGGCTGAGTTCGGGCGGGAAGTATATCTGTATGACGTGTGGGTTTGTGATTACTTGTTGTGACTAGCAAGACTAGTATAGTCTACCCTATCATCGTCGATACAAGGGGGGAGAAGCCGACTGTTGAGGCGATACAGAAGGCTCTCCCCCACGTTCCGGTGATAGAGAAGAAGATGGAGACAGGGGATATAGTATGGTACAGTGGAGGATTTGAATGTGTAGTGGGAGTGGAGAGGAAAGAAGCAAACGACTTATTGAACAGTTTACCGCCAAGTACTCGTTTGATGGAGCAATTGCAGCGAATGGTGGAGACATATCCAATTCCTATTCTGCTAGTACAGGGGGATGCTGCGGCACAGATAGCCCACTTGAAAAGGATGCAGTGCCCGATACAGTGGACGAGAGATGGTATAGACGACTATCTGCTCTCGTGGCAGATGGCGGGGATTTACCTGACGACGTGTATTGGGAATGGTTTAGGCGAACGCATCCGCCTTTTGTACAATTGGAGTCAGAGGAAGGGCCATCTGAAACCCCGAAGGAAGAGGCAGTTACTATGGACAGGGACAGAGACGGGCCGTGCAGAGGCACTGGCTGCACTTGTTCCGGGGCTAGGGATTACAAGGGCACAGAGCCTCTCGGAGTGGAGTATCAAGGAACTTTCCTCCCTATCACCGAGCCAGTGGAAGGCTATAAAGGTGGAGGGTTTGGGGGAGACAATGAAGAAGAAGCTATACGACGCGCTAACGGCGACATAATGGAAGTAAATCATTATATTCCTTATCTCTCCACTCCGAAGAGGCATCCGGCGTCTGAACGCTTCCATGATATTCTCGGTGAGTGGGGCGACCTGCACGACCGGAAGCAGGCAGACTATGGTAGCGGGGACGACCCCTTTGCCAACCTCAGACAGAGTAAGCTATTCGGCGTCGAGCCGTGGAGGGCGGCATTGATTCGCCTCTGTGATAAGATAAGCAGATTGCAGACGTACGCACAGACAGGGACACTGGCAAATGAGGGAGTGGTGGATAGCTTCGATGATATAGGGGTCTATGCTGCTATCTGTCGGGTGTTGTGGGAAGATGAACACGCATGATAGCAGTTGATATGGATGGAGTTCTTGCGAACTTCACTGAGGGATATACACGGATGGCGGGGAGGGTTAACCCCGAAGCGCCTATTGTAAGTGACTACCAGCGGGTACTATCGTGGGACTTTCGGGATTGGTACTGGAAGGAAGGATATACCGAGGAATTAAACGACAATGTTTGGGAACGGATTATGGAGAGCGACAGGTTTTGGTTTACACTGAAACCTCTCTGGCCTTTCCAAATGAATTTCCTGCGGGACATACATAGGAATAACGTCGTGTTTATGACGCGGCGGGATGGAGTAGAGCCGTGGTTCCAGACAGTTAAGTGGTTGGAATTTAATGGTATAAAGGAACCGCTTGTGGTGAGAGTAAAGAGCGGAGAGGAAAAGGGGCATCTTTGTAATGATTTGGGGATACGTGTTCTTGTTGATGATTCTCCTAAACACATTAAGCCAGCGATTGAGGCAGGGCTGATTGTTGTGAAGATGTGCTGGCCGTACAACGTGCAGGTAAAGACGCCGTACGCCGCACATAATTTGAAGGATGCATTGGACACAGCAATCATGGTTAATCAGCGAGGTTTTTAATGAGATGTGTTTACGACAATTGCCATGAGGTTGATTCAACAGTACATAATGCGAAGTATTGTAAGGATTGTAAGTGTAAGCGGAAGCAGGAGAACAGTGTAAAGAGGCTTGCTACCCCGCTTAGAATCTATGATGAAACTGCATGGGAGTTAGAAGAACACCGCAAGCAGGCAAGGGCGGAAAGAAACAAAGCTAAAGACGCATGGATTTTGAAAAACAAATCCTTTGCTATCTTTGATATTGAAGCTACACAGCTTGACGCTGATTTTGGGGCTATGCTGTGTGCTTGTATCAAGCCGGTCGGGGGTAAGACTAAGACCTTCGCTATTGAAGGTGTGGCGGGGGACGAGACAATCGTTCCTGATATTATCGAAGAGCTACGTAAGTATGATTATATTGTGACGTGGTATGGTACAGGGTATGACATGCCGTTTACTACTACGAGGGCGATAGCCGCAGGTGTGCCAACGCTTGGTTATGCGCGACACGTCGATATGTACTATACTTCCCGCTGGAAGTTGAAGCTGCATAGTAATCGGCTTGCTAGTGTAGGGGATTTCCTTTTTGGGAAGACAAAGAAGGATAGCATCGTCGGACAAATATGGCTACGAGCATTAAGGGGGGATGCAGATGCGCTGAATTATATTATCAAACACTGTCAGAAGGATGTAGTGGAACTAGAGCGGGTGTTTAAGGAGTTGGCTCCGCATAGAAATCTAGCGCAAACTCCGGTGAGATGGTTTTAAGAGGGAGATTGCTTTGAAGAAATGGATTGCGGGAGGGGTGTTGCTATTGCTGTTTTCTATACTAGCTATAGCTTGCTCAAATGATACCCAGACTAAAGGGTTCGATTCCTCCTGTCCCTTGGATTTAACTAACGATAGACAAGTAAGCATCCTAGATGTTACATCGTTTATTGCGCCTATCCGAAGGTTGGAGACAGCACCGGGCCACCCTAACTATGATGTAAGGTGGGATGTTGTACCCGGCCCCGGAGATTTGGGTACAATAGACCCACCCTATAACTGGATTAACATTCAAGATTTGATTCATGTTATGTTGAACTTTAGCTGGTGTGATACACAGGTAAGGTATATGTCGAAGATGTTGGACTTCGACGCGCAGTGGGATGCTAACCCCACAGCGGGGGCGGCAATGATGAACACCAACTACGAGGCGATTAATACTTTTGATTGTGGCATTTGTCGAGAGTATGGCAATGCCTTTAATGGAACGACGTACGTTTATCAGGATAGTACTAAGATATGTGGCTTGAATGATGAATTTTGTACGCCAGAGTGTGAAGGGGAGCAGCCGGGGACAGACTGTTCAGATATTTTACAGGCGTCAAGCGGTGTATGTTATCAGAATGGGTTTGGCCCGGATGATAACAGTCAGCGGTATCTGGCGGATGTAACACAAGCGGATGTGCAGAACGAGATTATCGCTAAGCTACAAGCATTAGTGGCTGAGAGCGCATTCGACGGGATTTACATTGATGTGGCGGAGGCATACCTACCCCATGCTAGTGACTGTCAGGGTACGCCGGTGGTGTCGAATGCGGATTGGTTGGCGGCGTGGGCAACGCTGGCCGAGCGGATGCAGAACGAGGTCGATGGGCCGCTGATTCTGAACAGCCAATACACAACATGGAATAGCTTAAAGGCTTTAGATGGTACTAATGCTGATAGGTTCTGGGCCGCGCCTGATGCTGTTGAGATAGAGTTTGGCTGGATACAGTGTAGGCATGGATGTAATACAGTTAGCGGGGCGGAGGATTATCTAGCCTACTTGGATAGGTTACACGGTCTTGGAACAGCAGTGCTAGACTTTGAACGTAGAGCGGATAATAGTTATACCGACTACACTGCGGCGCAGGATGAGTTCGGCCTAGCAATGTATCTTATAGCAAGGGAAAGTGGGGATTTCTATAGCACACCATCACACGACGGACAAGGTAGCGCATTCAGTACTCTATGGAGCAGCGATTATGGTGAGCCGCTAGGCCCACGCTCTAGCTGTGGTAGTGGGTGTTACCAGAGAGACTATGAAAATGGTACAATACAAGCAAACGTAGTGACTAAGATAGGAGTATTACCGTAATGAGTAAGAGCCAAAGAACCCCCCCACAGCCACACGGAAAGCACCACCGAGACGGTATTGCAGTAGTGGAGGAGATTGTAGTGGAGGAGATTGTAGAGGAAGCGCCTAAGAAAAAGGCGGCAAAGAAGAAGGAAGGCAAGACCTTGGAGGATGTCTTCTCTGATGGATTTGAGTTGACGGAATAATGGTAGTAAAGACTATTGATGATATTCGCCAGCTTATCGACCCGCAGGGATACATAGAGGCGTTACAGCAGGGAAGAAATCAGCTACAGAAAACCCTTTCTTCTCTGGTGGCCGACTATGACCTGACAAGTGACACGCCAGAGCTAAATGAAGACGACCGTAAGGTGGCGTTAGATAGACAGATGAGTGTTCTTAGGGACTGCGTGTGGCGTATGGAGGAGATTGATAGACGCTTAGATAACGTCACTTCTACGCCTAATCGCGCTGAAAGGCGGCGTTCCCGCAAGGATTAAATACCCTCTTGTAGTTTATACAAATCCTTTAGGTCACTAAATAGGCTAGCTGCACGATTTAGGGGCGTTCCTGTGAGCGGCCCTATTCGTGTGCTAGCCTTTAGTGTAAATCCCTCTGCGTTTACAAAGGTGCCAGAGATATGGGCAAAGACCTCACCCGTCTCAGGGTCTTGGACAATGCGGTAGGCCCTATCCATCGTGATATCTGTAAAGGTTATTGTTCTAGCCATTCTTATACTCCTGCATATACCTGCTCTAAGAGCCACTGACGAGGGGTGATTGAATTTCCTGTTGCTGCCCAGATAGCCGTGCCAACCAAGTCTTTGGCTGCTGTTGTGTCAACCGTAATCGTTGCTGTGTTGCCGTCGCTGCGAGACTGCATAGTGAGGCCGGTTGACACGTTGACATAGGTGAACCGGCCCTGTACTTCAAAGGTTCCGGTTGCGCCGACAGTGACAACGTGAATCATTACCTCTAATTCCCAATAGCGGTTAGTAAGATTTGCCAGCAACGAGCCGTTAAGACTACTCCATAGAGCCGTTCCTGCCACGCCTCCCCATCTTATGCGTACATGTAAGGCATCGTTACCCGCATCAGTGGTGAATACCCCCTTCATTGTCAGGCGGTACACATCTCCTGCCTTAACTGAGTTCGCCGGGAAGTTGAACACGGGCGCAAACGCCGTCTCAGAAATGGCGGTAATGGCAGTGGTGTTAGTTTCGGCGTCCACGCCTTTTTGATAGGGGAGCTTGACTGCAAGCCGTCCTTGCTCTTTCAGTGATTGAGTCTCGGAGAATACAACGAGTCCACCATTTGGGTCTGCCGTGGGTACTGTCCGTGCATCCGTGATTCCCAACACCGGGTCGCCACCGGCAAAGGAACGGGTAGTTGAGCCGAGTTGTAGGCTGTTGTGGTGGATGCTGCCTTGAGTTGTGGAGTCCACCCCACTAATATAAAGCGGGTAATAGTTAGTTACGCCCGTGTGCTGTCCGGCTTCAAGATGTATACCCTTGTACGTCGTTATGGTTTTCGCCGTCGCCGCAACCCAATGCTGGATGAAGATGCCATTCATCGCCGTGACGTTGATGGTGCCCGTGCCAGATACTGTAAGGGAAAAGGGAACAAAGAGGCCATTGAGTGTACTAACGTTGGCGACGAAGCTGTTGCCGAGAGCCTGCACGGTGGCACCGGCATAGCACCCTGTTACCTCGTTCCATGTAACAGATACAGCGGCGGTGGTGGCGACGGAGGCTACGAAGCTGAGCCCTCTTAAGGTGTGACCCGTTGTCGCTGTCGCTAGCTGCATCAACGGCGAGGATTGGAGGCCGATGAATACACAGTTGTTGCCCGAAAAAGTAGTCTGTGCATTAATTGCCAGCCCTGTTATCGAACCCGCAGATGTTGTGGCAGGCCAGTAGATACCGAGTCCCAACGCCGTGCCGGTTCCCGCTCCGATGTAAAGTGCCTGACTGGGACTCGTCGTTGTCCCGTCTATCTGCAAGCTGCCGAGGATGTAGACGTGCGGCTCTACGGAATCGAAGTGCATCCTGTCCGCGTTCGTGTTGTCCTGTATGAACCGCCCCGATGTCATCCTCAGGTCTGAGTTGAGGATGATAACCTGCGAGTTGGTGTTCGTGCCGCTCGACGTGCCGCGCAACGTCAGTGATGCGTTAGCCGCCGTACCACCTGTAAGTGTCTGCGCCGACGCTCTACCAGTTAAGAAGGCATAGCCTTGTAGGGTAATAAGTGTATCTGGGATTGAGTCTGTTGCTACTACTGCATCTGTGTCGATAAATTTAAGATTAGCTCGTGCAGTTAGAGCAACAGCATCTTCGTAAATAACATGGGCAGAACCACCTGCTGCGGCCCCGCCACCCTTCATAGCTATCCAGCGGCTAGACCTGTGCCGGAAGAGAATAGCAAACTCAGCAGTGGAGTGGTCGGTAGTGTTTTGTAAGGTAATATCCGCAGCGCCAATACAGGAGATATTACCCGCAGCAGCGTCGTGCTTGAGGGTGATAGTCTTATCCGAAGTAGCGGTGACAACTATCATTGCACCGGAAGTTACTGTAGAGGTAATCTCCTCTAGAGTTCCTCCACCTGCTCCGGTGTCGTTAATCTCAATCCACGGAGAGACACCATCCCATCCGGTGAGATTGAATGTTGCATCTATGGTTGCTGCGTCTTGATTCCAATGGAGGAAGTTTCGTAGACTGAGTAGCTTGTCAATCCACACTCCATGAGTGGAGGTAGTCTCAGATATAGTATCTACGTTGAGGGTGTCGCCAGAAGCAACTTCTAGTATGTTGGCTAGGGGGCTGGATAGCTTAGCATCCTGTGCTGCACCAGCGCCACGTCCCCAGAATAGCGTACCATCAGCGAGAATCCTGAGACGTGGAGAAGTATCCGTAGATATTCTAAGGTCAACAGCAAACTCAGTGACAAGCCCCCGAACAATCTCTAGGAGTGAGTTGGCGTCTGCTTGTGTTGATTCTTGAAGAAGAACAGCGCCGGAATCAACTGTGATAGTCCGGCCTGCTCCTGCTCCTCCAAAGTCATAAGCGTCGTCCAGAGTGCCGCCATTTCCAGCGGCGGGATAATTTAAGTGATTCTGTAGGTCGTGAAGATGCCCTTCTATGCCAGCCTGTTTCGCTCGCATGGGCATATTGCCAATACCCGCATGTTTGTGTTCGTTGCGGATAGAGGATTCAAGTTTAGCTATACGTTTCTTTAGTGCTAGTATGGACTCTGCCATTTTAATCTACCGTATAGCGATGTATAAGTAATTCAATAGCTCGCCCTATGCTTCCGTTAGCGGTTGAGTACGTGGTATGTGTAACGGATTTAACTTCCCCGCTCCAACCCACGGCGTTACCAGCAGTGACGGTCTGGTCGAATTGTTCTATCTCATAGAACCCCGCGTCAAGGAGTCTGCCGAGGTTCTGCCAAGCCTGCTCCTCTTCCAATCCAAACATATGTAGCACATCGTTATCACATGGGATTAGGACACGGTAGATAAACGGGCGCTTTGTTTCGAGAGTGAGTTCATGTACTTCTTGGCTGGACGAACCCGCTGCATTAAGTACAATAACCGGGAACACAATATCCGCAGTATCGTTTGTGCCGGGAGTGAACAACACCGTGGTTAGTCCTGCCGCAGATATAGAACCAATTGTATCCAATGCACCGAAATCCCGTACAACCTTTAATGTCATATCGACGGTTCCACCGGATGTAAGAATACGAAAGGCCCGGAGTTGCTTCGCCATACCGGGTTTATCTAAATATGTTCCGCTCAGGATAATCGAACCAAACAAACCATCATCCCTAGCAGCGTCTTCCAACCCCGCATCGTTCCCAAGCGTTACTATCGTCTCCGTTACGCTCCCACTCGATGCTTCTTTCGCCCACAGTTTATTAGCGGAGTCTATCACCAGTCCCTTCTTTGCCGACCAAGCAAGGATGATGTGATTGACAAACTCCGCAGGGCCATCAGGTGTAGGCTCCATTAGGAGTAAAATTGACCCCGCATCATACAACTGATATATCCACTTATTGGCGGCAATACCTCCGTAGGGTCGTCCACGAATCGGTGGAGCTAGTCCCGCTCCCGGCCCTTCGGTATACGACCGCATGCCGTCCAAACCGGCAATACTCGCATCTGCTCCAATCTTGTACCGCCATAGTCCATCCTTAGTAGGGTAGAAAATAATATCCCCGAAGGCGGAAGTATATTTTCCGTTATCCGTATCAACAGATGAACGGCTCAAGAAAGGTATAATAGGACGAGCAATGCTATCCGAGTCATACTCGTAAAGGTTATCTTCCTTAGCGACGTAGAGTAACCCCTGTGTTTCTACTAAATCATTAATAGCGGTGGAAGTATCTCCTACTGTTCCACCATCAATCCATGAGGCGGTCGTAATATCCCCCGTCGTAGCGGATAAATCAATTGCATTGGCTTTGCTGCCGGTTTCAACAAAAGCACGAACCACCTTGCCCGTATCTCCTTGTTGAAGCGTACACATATGGTTTGCTTTCCAAGAGTCGGTTACAGCTACAAAATCTCCTGCCACGGGCGGGTTGCTAACTGCCGACATCTTTCTTGCAGCTACAGCGTTACCGGCAGGAAGATACCAAAAACCCTGCCAGAATACAGGCCGTCCGAATACAGCGGTTGCTACTTGCGTATTGAGATGAAGAGTCGCACCGTCAAAAGAGTAGACGTAGATTCTATCCCCATCCACCAAACCCATAAATTTCGTGCCGCCCGAATGGACTATCTCAAAAAAGTACCCAAACCCTGTAGTGGAGTTTGCACGGAGGGCTGTTGCCGTTAAGTCCGGGGCGTGACGAATTCTTCCCTTCGACGTTGCATCAAGGTCGTCAATATAGTAATACCCATTTACCCCTTCTTCTTCAAAGGTATATCCTGCACCATCTTGCCAGTTGTTCCAAACACGGGTAAGTGCTTCGCCAACGCCGACGACGCCGAACTCCATCCCCTCCTGAGATACAGCGATGGGATAGTTCACGCCGTTTATCGTAAATTGAACCTGCTTACCGTAAGTCATTTACGTAATGTAAATCCTCTCAGTTGCGGATTCTCTAATATACACAGGTGGTATATTCATACGGCGGGTAAGGAGTTGGTCAAACACACTAGCAGCTTGTCTCGCATCACTAGCACGTCCCATTTTCTTGTACAGCCTAGCCAGAGTACCGTATACTAATACATCCAAGTCCGCAATGGTGCTTTGTGTATCGACCGTGAACGGGCCTAAACTGCGGAGGAACTCCACATACAGGGGGGAGAAACTAACTCCATCAGGTACAACAATTTCACTCCACCGCCCCTCTCGGTGGTCGTTGGTATGGAACGCCCTCTTAACCAATTCTTCGGTGTAGTAATGATACACGTCGGGAAAACCCACAACACTATCACCGACAGGTAATTCCATCACCGCAAGAATATCATGGGGATTCTGTACGTTAACGGGAGAGACAAAAGACTCGCTCTCAATTTCCAGTATGGATGCGTGGTTAAGAAGTATAACAGAGAAATTATTATCGCCTTGAACACGCACCTTTACTGCATCGCAATCGGCGGGTATCGTCTGTATCCATCTTGCCTCATACCAACCGGGCCGATAAGAGCCTGCCTCAGCGTAGAAAGGTACACTTAAGGCTTTTATCTGTACGTTGGTATCCGCATTTATAAGAGAGATGGTTGCAGCTAGAGGGTCAGGGCCGGGTTCGGCAGATATTGGAATTGAGATGAGGTAGTTCTTTAATGGCTTAACAGAGATTGCGGGAGTAGCTACCTGAGATGCTGTAGCTCCGGTATCTGTGGTAAAGGATATACGATAGCGGCCAAGGGCGCGGCGCTGATTCTCGGCTAGAATATTCTGTGTTACAGAAATTACCGCATCGGCTTCATTAACCCACTGTCCAATACCGTCAAATTCCGCACTAGACTCATCGAAGGATTCTGACAGGGGAGCAATCTCTGGTACATAGATGGATTGGTGTACTGCTGAAAGGGCAGATAGGAACTCATCGGGGGCAAGTTCATAATGAATCTCGTAGTTGCTTGTCCCGGAAGTTGGGTCGGTAATGGCGGGAGCGAGCGTGAAGGCTCCGGTTGTGTGATTGTATTGTGTGATACGGGTTATATCCGTAGATGCACCGTTCTGGTGATAAAGCCATGCACCAATGAACCGCTGCGGGTGCAGCATAGTATAGGCCAACCTTGGTTCGGTAAGGGTGGTCGTGGTTATTGCTGTATGTGCTAGGCTTCCGTAACGCCAAGTATCCAGAGGATAGAGTTCGTCTAGGATGGCCCGTCTAATAGCCGTACCAGTGTTAACACTCGGCATTGGCTACCTACCTACGCCGGGAGTCGAACCGCTCCTCTGTGCTGGAACTATCACTGAGTTAGCCTCTGTTTCCTCCATAGCACTCTTTGGAGTAAACCAACTTTCGCCATACCCGTGTAGAACTAAGCCTTCCTGCCACATAGCCTCATGCTCATCCGCTTCTGCGAGTAGGCGTACGCGCTCCGGGTCGCCACTAGGATACCGCTTGGCGATAGCTCGCTTAGCATCCGCTAGTGTTCCTTCTGATAGGACGTTAAAGTCCATGTTGATAGCCGTAGCTTCTGCGATTGTGTCAAGCGCCTGACGTGAACCAATCCTCGCCCTATCTTTAATGAATTGATTTATTCGCTCAGGATGGAGTTTGTAGTGGATTTCATAAGGGTTTGTACCAGCGGTCGCCCCTAGGAGGGGGGAGAATGTAAGAGTCCCTGATGCGGGGTCGTAAGTAGTAACACGGCTCCATTTGGGGTCTGCCACAGCCGGAACATACACGTAGGCTCCAATAAAGTTGCGATTTGAAAGAATTCCTGATTCGAGATGTACTCCGTCAGTACTTCCCACGTCCACGATTGTCGAGGTTGACCCAGAACTAGCGGTTCCAAGGATAATATCCTCCTCCGTATAGAGGCGTTTGATTACTTCCTGTCGTACATTAACTAGGTTTGCCTGCGCCCATGCCATTTACTAGACCCTCCCGAATCTCTCTTGCTGAGTAGAACCAGAGCGCGGCTTCCTATACCCAAGCAGTGCCAAGCCATTATCAAACGCTTCCTTATGTTGGTTGATTTGGTCTTGGAGTTCATTCTTCAAACTGCCGGTAGCGCGGCGAACCAATCCCTGCTTGATACGGTATAGCGCCCCTTCTTTGAATATATCCTTATCGGGGATTACTGCGGCGGCAATGTCGTCAGTCCAACCGGCGTTCGCCCAGAGCGTACCAGTTGTTACTGCCCACTGTAGGGCTTCGTTCAATCTATCTGGATGAACGGCATAGTGAATCTCGTAGGTATCACCCGCTGCAAGTGCGGCAGTAAACACAGGGTCTACATCGACACTTCCCGCTGCGGGGTTGTACGAGATAATCCTACGAGACTCTCCCTCCGGTGCCAAGTCGTCTGTAGTGTCGTCAACAAACAACCACGCACCGACGAGGTTTGTCGAGGTAAGCATTGTGCTTACCCATTCGTTTGCGGTAGCGGTGTCAGTATCAGACCCGTCTAGTGTACCGTAGAGTACATCTTCGGTAGCGTAGAGCCGTTCCATCAACTCTTTCCGCATCGTGTTTCTAGTTACTGATGGCATAGCTCTCCTTAGTAGTCATAGTAGATATGCGCCCATGCTAGTTGAAGGCGGTTAGTGGTTAGAACGTGTGCGCCAAACGACACAGGCCATTCGTCGGCTTGAACCGCTAGCGTTCCCTGACTAACATCGTCAATATACCATTCAACAAGGCTGTCGGTATTACGCACGATAGTCTTGAACTTATGGAAGAGGGAGTCGTCTAAGGCTCCGGTATCTGAGGCGGCACCACTGGCGCAGAGGAAGTTTGTTCCGTTTGTAGAAATGAACGCCATATGGTCTGCGGCTGTAGCAGGAGTCCCGCCATCTTCGACCAGACCAAATCCAGAAGTCGGTTCATTCGCTGTCGCAACACTGAATTGTGCATAACACTCCGTTACTAGCTTAGTCGGTCGCTTTTTTAATAGCTGTGCCGCCAGCAATCCATGGTTATAATCACCAAAGATTGCGGGGGATTTTAGCAAGTCTCCTGATGCGCCGAAGTCGATAGTGTTCGGTACACCTACATCGGCAGAACTAAGAAAATCCGCACCAGAGGCGGCTGTGAAGGTAAGGGCGGTGGCTGTCCAACCATAGTCCGCTAGCTCTTGGATAGTAGTAGCAGTAAGCATACCACCGGGGCCAGCGACCAGCCAGAAGTCTGTGCCTGCGGAATCAGCCCATTCCTGTGGGCGTAATACATGTTCTCTAGGATAGGCTACGCGAAACCTTGGAGGCATTATGCGTTCGCCGTGATTACAAATGTGCCCATGCTGAGAGGCTGGAATTGCCCGTCAATGGCAGAGGCAGGAACCGTAACCGTAATAGTTTCGTTTGCGGTAATTACATAGCCAGCATCAGCAACAAGTGTGATGGTGACTACGGTATCGCTGGTACGTACAACGGCTGTGACGGGAAGGATGGTAGCCTTACGTGCGTCAAAGCCAGCAGCCTCAGCCTGAGCAGAGTCAATGCCAGCGATGATGTTCGCTCGTTGGGCGTTAAACAGCCCAGAGCGAATCCACTCTCCATTCGTTAGGGTGAGGACTAATGTCTGACCCCCTGTGACTATTTCAGATTCAACCACACCACCTGTGATAGCTGTACCTGTCTTAGCCCCTGCTTTCGATTTCGTATATGCAGCAATTCCGATATGGCGGAAGTGCATTTCTTTGCCGAAAATTTCGGCGGGTCGTACTTGGTCTAGGTATCCGATTTCAAACCTCCTGTGTAGGGCTTGGCCCCGCTAGTAGGATTAGAAGAATCACCCCCTTCCCCACTAGCGGAGTTGCCCAACCGTCACTGGATTTTTTTGTTACGTCTTAGGCAGCAAGAAGGCGTGTAGAGTCGTACCGGCATCCGTACAAGTTGCGAGAATCGTGCCGTCGTCCTGTAGGAAACGACCTGATTCAAGAACAAGGTAGCGGACATCCGATGCGGCTAGTACAACGGCCAAGTTGCCTAGACCCTTTCGATGAGAGGGGGGGTTGTCTCCTGCAAGAAACGTCACAGTGTCGCCAGTGGCGTCTGCGAGTAGCTTAATCAGGAGTCTTCCACCTTCAATGCCAGCAGCGGCAATCACCCACCCATCGGCGGGAGTCGTAGCTGCAACACCGTTCGCATCGAGAAGGTCAGCCGAAGGCGTGTTGTGGACGAGGGTAACAACGGGGAGTGCTGTAGTTGCCATGTTCTATACTCTCCTTATGCCGCCGTCGCCACTACTGAGGCCAAACCGTACGGGCGCGTAACCTTAGCCCCGTATACATGCAGACCCTTAACGGCGTCCGAGAACGCTGTTTCGGGGCGGTATGCTTCGGGGTCGTCAATCTGCTCTGCAAAGGTAGCCGCTCCCTTGTATCCAGCGATAACCGTATAGGCTGCACCGGAAACGGGGACGTTATTGGATTCGACAATGGTGAATCCTGCGGCCTGCCCAATCTGCCCGTTCTTCAAAACCCCAAGGTTGGGGCTGGTGCCGAACGAAACGAACCGGGGGTCTTTCAGAAGCAAACCGTGATACCACGGGGGGACGACTACCCATCGGCCTGCTCGCGGAATATTGGATTCCGTTAGCTTAACCTGTAGGTCTACGAGGGTTTCGTAGGCGTCGTCGTCGGCTGCGCCAGTACCAACGGTAACGGCGGTTAGTGTGTTGTCGGGGGCTGCGGTTGCTACGCCAGCTTCCAACATCGTTGCAATGAATACGTCAACTTCGTCGGACATAGCCCACGCAGCTTCCTTCATTGCAGCAGACATCAGTTTCGGCTTTTGCTGTGCCTTATCAATGTCGTCAATCTCGAAGGCGAAGTAATCCGCCTCGGTGATTGTAAGGACTTGCTGACCACCGTCAAGCGTCTCAGGGGAGATGGAGGTTACGTTCTTCACGTAAGTTCCAACACTCACCCTACCGATTGCGTTAATCTTGACGGTATCACCCTGCCCGGAAATCTCACCTTCATAGTCCGTGTTCAGAAGCGGAGCATAAACATGAGCATCATTAAGGTTTTCCAGCAACGACGCAGACCACAAGGTCGGGATAAAATTATCAATCGTCATGTGCTAATCTTTCTGTTAGGCGAGAAATGCACCACTTTCCCTGTCTTCACGAGGGATTTGTAGTATCTCTTCTCTCGTCATTTTCTTTAGTTGTTCCATTGTGTACTTAGGCTTTGCGGTTCTACTCTTCTTCGGGTTTAGGTCTGGGCCTTTACCACTTCTAGTCTCTGCTTTAATGGTTTCTGCCTTAACCTTCCCGCCATCCTGCAAACCTCTAGCGTAAGCCGCATCTTCCGCTTCTTTAACCTTAGCTATTACGGCAGGGTCTACAATAGCGGAAAGTAAATCAGAGGCAAATTCTACATCTGTCTTACCGCTTGCCATCGCATACATCCTGCCAAAGAACTCGTTTGCAAACGACTCATTCTCGGTCGCTGCGCCTAGAGTATGCAGGATGTAGTTCGTACCCTCCCAAAACTGCTGCTGGTTGAAGGCGTCCAACGCGGATTGGTTGCTGTTCAGAATACTCGCCACATCGTCAGCTTCCAAGTTTCCGTCCGCGACGGCTTTTTGAATGTTGTTCGCTATGGTTGATAGAGCGTTCTTCGTAGCTGCGGAATTCTGACTCCACCTATCAACGGCTGGTTGGATGGCGGATTGGAACTTGCGGTAGATTTCCGTCGAAAGTTCCTTTTCCCGTTCCGTTGTCCGGGTGGTGTAGGCTTCCTTTATTGCTGGATTGGCTTCGAGAGCCTGCATCCAACTTTCGTAGGTGATTGACTCATCCTCGTCAGATTCTTCCTCCTCGTCGGATTCATCTTCGTCGGAGAGAACCGGAGTCTCGTCGTCGTCTGTTGCCAAAGTACCGTCTCCGGTGTTGGGCAGTCCAAACGTATCTTCCGGTGTAGTCATATAAACACTTCCTATCTTTAGTATAAACTATTTCTATGCTGGTGTCAACTGTAGTTGACTATTTCCGGTATTTGTGGGATTATTTGGTAGTCTTGAGCCGATTTGAGGGGCGACTTGTAGCAATTGTCGGTTAATCGCCGCTCTCCCATACTTCTTCCCAATCTTCCTTAATAGCTTTTCTGAGCGATAAAGCGTAGGAAAGAACACTGATAGCTCCAAGTAATTATCTATCAAATACTGCTCCCGCTCTGGATTTGACTGGCGTAAACTATACTTTGTTCCCGGTCGTAACCTCCTAGCCATGCGTAAAGTTTGTGGGTCTACATTTGGGTTTGCCGCAGCAACCATTTTCCATATCTGTCCTACACTAGCGTTTGGTCTACCTGCTAATGCAAGTTGCTGATTGACAAACTGTGCGTCCTTGTGTAATTGCGTGATAATATCTTGATTAGCGATGTTATCCTTCCATTTGTTCATTCCTAACGCTGTGTGAAAGGCCTTCTTGGCGTTCTTAAACTGTAGCTCGACCTGTTGTACGGTCGGGTCTACTGTCCGAAGTTTGTTTTCGATAGCATGAGCAGTGTCGGGATTGAGTTGCTTTAATCGTGCAAACGCCTTGTCCTTCTCTGTGAAATATGTCTCCCAATCGTATGAGTTCTCTTCGGGAAGGAACTCTGGCTCGATTTGACGATACTGTTCTAATGCTTGGCCGATAGGGGAGACAGCCGCATCTGATTCTTTACCAAAAAACTGCCGCTGTAGGACTTCCACCACACCTTTTTCATAGTTTTTATATGCCTCTGCGAACGCTGGCCCCGCCTCCGCATTACCACTTTTTAATGATTTGGCTAGAGACAGGAGATTAACCTTATCTTCATTTTCTTTGAAGAACGCAGCATTTTCTGCCATAGTAACCCCCGACTCGCTTCCCCGTTCCAACGCCTGTGCGCGGGATTTTTCAAGTAGAGCAGAGAGTTCAGGGTCGTCCGCTGCTATAAGGTTAACAAGACTCTTATCCTCGGTATTAATCTCAGGGTGCTTTTCTTTGAAGGTTTCGAGGAATTGAGTTCGAGCGGTTTTAGGAGAAATAGACACCGTTCCACCGACGAAGGCTAGAGGAGCAACAGCCGCCCCCTTTATTCCCTCTTCTTTAACCGCCTCATATGTATCCTGTGCAATTAAAGGAACGATGTTTGCGAGGAGTTCTTGCGGAATCTGCTTGACTCCGACTTTCTCTCCTACCGCGCTTCTCCCTGTGTATATGTCAACGCCTGCGCCAGCGACGGGGGAAAGTTTACTCCGCAAGAAATCCTCAACTGCGGAGGTTAAACTTACATCGACAAGTTCCCCGGCCTGCGTTCGTACCGTACCTTTTTTCAACGCAGCAGGCCCACCCAACGCGATTAACCGCATCATCGGAGTACTTCCGCCAAACATATCGACCGATATGCTGCCGAATTTAGCCTTACCAAATTGTGTAGAACGCGGGTCGGTGTTGGTTTTTGCTACGCCGGTTGCAGAGAGGAACGTCAAAGCCGCTATACCCGCTGAATAGGTCTTAGCCATATCCTCAGCAATATAACGGGATATGTTCGACTGACCGCGAGCGGCTTTATTAAGTTCTGTTACTAAGTCTGCCCATGTTTGTACGCGGCTGGCGAGAAGTCGCGGGGAGAAGAACACGGCATTCATTGAGGAGAGTGCGGCATTCTGCTGTACACTACTCAAGCCTCTTCCTGTAGCGTGGTTTGCCCACGTCATAAGAGACTTTAACGCTTTAGGGTCGTGGAAGCGAGCATCCCCTGCTTCCTCCCATTTACTCAAAATGTTCTTAACATACCCGTGCCGTACATCATTCAAGCCTGTTACATAGGCACGTTCAGACTGGCGGAGGATAGGCTTACTGCGGACGAATCTTCCCGCTGCGCCCTCTCCAAGTAGATATGATTCTTCCTGTAATTTCTCTGTAGGCAATCCGCCGAATGCTGCTCCCGGACGGAACGACGTAAGATGCAGGCCATTATCTAGCATCTTCTGCGTGTAGGGGTCTTTAGCAATGCGCTGTTCGACTGCCAGTGCCCCATCTTCGGTCAACGCACGCCATTGGGTTTTAAGCATTCTAGCCGCTAGTTCAGGATGAGCAATGTTTAGAAGTCCTGCTTGACGGTACGTACCACTTGCATCTCCTGTTGCGAGGAAAGCGCGGGGAAGGTTAAGTAAGCCTAATACCTCATCAAGCACACTACCCTTCTTAAACTTATCCGCCACATCCTTACCGAAGTATTTAGCGATAGTGCGCCGCCCCATAACTCCAATCGGCTCTCCGTCAATAGCATTCTGCATAACCCGTAGAGCATCTTCGGTAGGCTCGTCGTAAAGACCTAAACCAATAGTCTCTCCTCTAGCTTCCTCTTTACCGGGAGGAAACGGCCCTTCACGCGGTGGAGTGGGAGGAGGCTCCATTTCTGGGAATCTAGGCTGATACTCCATAGAACTTCCCATACCGGGGAAGTAACCTTGCTCCCCATGTGTAGGGTATAGAGGAGGAGGATTAGAAAGAGGAGGAGTTACTGCCTCTCCTTGCCTGCCCATACCGGGGATTAGTTCAGGTTGAGATGTTGGGGTGATCGCGCCGGTTGTACCGGGGGATAGCCCCGGCTGAGCGGGTTGATCGGGGAGAAGCCCCGGCTGTGTGCCCAATGCTCCACCGGGAAGGTAATCTGGTACAGTCTCAGGAGTAAAGCGGTATCCCGCTGCCTCCCACGCTGCCACAAGTTCTTCTCTACTTGGCATAACGCCGCGAGGGGTGGGGGGTTCCGCGCTAGCAGCATTATCAAACGCACGGCGTAGCGCCGCTTCGTCCGTAACACGTCCCGCCCCACCCTTTGATATTCCCAACCACGCCTCTAGTGCTGCCGTCGCTTCTGCATCTCCTGCATTGGCGTTAAGCAACGTACTTCTTTCGGCCTGAGTTAAACTCTTCGTACCCTGCCGCATAGCACGAGACGTTACCTGTCCTGCACTCCAATGAGAAGTTCCGGCTGTGTCTAATACCTCTCTAGCCTTCTGTGCCGCACTACCTGCATCCTCTCCTTCAACAAGCCCCGCCATACCGGGTGTATCTTTTGGCAATCGCTGATATACTTCATCTAAATCTTCAAAGCTTAAATCAAAATTCGCCCCAATAGACTTCGATGGGTCACGCGCCGAGGGCACATCCACCCCCTTTAATCCTAGCTTTCGCATCGTCCCCATAAGCCTATCGTTCACCACATTAGCTTTAATCCGATAACCCGGATTTGCCTGTGCTAACTCCCTAGATATATGTAATACCTCAACCATGTTATCGGCAGAGGGTTTCCCGCGAGAGTGTATATCAATTGTAATATACCCCTGCGGTTTACCCATATCGGGGCGTGGAGGAGCCACCCGTATATCCATATCGACGGTTCCCGCTTTATATCTCATCAAACTATCAACTAAGTCATTAGCTTCTGTGGGAAAAACCTCTGTGCTTTTGGGCACGTTAATATAACGAGTGGGTTTTAACTCGCTAGGAGGGCGTTGCTTCCATAGCCCAAGTATCTGCTCTTCTTTCGTTCCAAGGTTGGGGCGAATACCTCTTGGCCCCGCATAAAATCCCCCTAATAGCTCTCCAACTCCCGCTGGCCCTACGTCTAGACCTACAGGGCCGGGAATGCGGAACTTACCAACTCCCGCCTTCTCTGCATACTTACCCGCTGTGCCGCCTAAAATCCCCCCGCCTACGCTATAAGCAGCAGGACGAAATCCGCCAAGTGCTGGAAGAACGCCTGTGCCACCAGCTAATGTCATTGCAATAGCCGCAGGCGAAGTCATACCAGAGGTAAGTTTAGCGGCCTCATCCCCTAATGGGCCGGGAATACGAGATAAAGGATTAGCACTCTCCGGTATGTAGGGGCGGAAACTCTCCTGTAGATGTGCTTCGGCGGGGCTTCTCCCCTGTAGTTCGGAGGGGGCACCTAGACGAAAGGGCTGACCGGGAAGAAGTGGAGAACCACCGGGACGATTTCCACGCTCCTCAGATAATCCAACAGAAGAACGAGCAGCTTGCTCAAAATCAATATTACCAATCCGCTCACCAACATCTCCTAAACTAACATTCGGCCCTACCCCTGTGCCTAAAAAACCCCCTCCTCCTTGCTTCTTCTCTTTCGGCTTAGGCTTAGGCTGAGCCTGTAGCATACCAAGACGCTGCATACGCTGGCGCGTCGTTTGATACTTCCCTAAGTCTTTATAAGAAGAGGACTGTTTAACCTTTAGCGGTGTATACGGCACTACCTAAATCCAATCAATCTCCGTGTGTTCTGCGTAACTCCCTGAACCGCCCCCTCATCCATTTGCGCCTTGATTGTATTAGCGGGGAAACCTGCATCCTCATACCCCCCCATCAACATGTTAAAGAAGAACGGGTTATCTCTCTCCATCTGGCGAAGAATCGACAATACCTTAATCGGTGCAGGTAGGGCGAACTTACCCGCTGTAGTATTTAACACATTTCCGTAAGGGCCGAGAGGGTTTGTCTGCCCCTGCGGTATATCCTTCATCATCGCATCGTCAAATATAGTATTTGAAATTGTCCCCATTTGGCTCAATCCACTTGTTGGGACGTTTGCAAAATCCGCCCAATCAAATCCCGCAGCGTCAAACTCAGCTTGACTTGTAATCGGCTGTAGCTGACCCTGTGCGTTTCTCCAATATGCTTGACCTGTTTGGTGGTCGCGGATAAGCGATGGTTGAATCCCTAGAGTCTTATACAACCCACTATTCGGCAGAGTATACCCATGCTCGAAGGTATTAACCTTTGGTATATCCTGCCCTCCCATCCCCAATCCCTGATACAAAGCGGAGACTGCCGGTGCCATGCTGACATCATCAAAGGTAAAGTCCCCTCCTTCTGCCGCATGGTACATCGGCCTACTAATCATCGGAAGCTGGTGATTCGGGATAACTTTAACGCTATCCTTATCGACTTCTAGCATTTCCGGGCCTCTCTCCCCCACCATTACCCGCGTCGGCTGACCCTTATTATCCTTCTTAATAGTCCCTCCACTAGCCAAACCCCACTGAGCAGCGGGAACGGGCAGTCCGGGGATAATCCCTCCCGGTGCGATTTTGTTAATCGCCGCGTCGATAGACTCCTTAGGCGCATTTGGGTCTACAGTAGGAAGCGGACGGCCAGAGTACTCTGTTAGCTGATTGGAGAAGGCTTGCTGTGGAGTAGTTCCGCGATTCGCCATTCCTTGAAACCCTGCCGCGAACTTGAACGGGTCAGGGCCGAGTTGAAAGAGCAACTCCCTACTCTTCTGCTGATTAGACGCGAAGTTCGTGATTAAATCGGTAAGAACGCCAAGACGTGCTTGCCTTGCCTGCTCCTCCCGCGCTAGCCTATCCTGCTCCATCTGCCATTCGCGCTGAAGTCTCTCCTGCTCAGCCTGATACTGCCGCGCCTTTTCTGCTTCTGCCGCAGCAAACGCCTCTGCCTGTGCTTGAGAAGCAGCAGTAGAAGAATATGCTAGCCCACTTCCACCAGTAGGCGGCTTAGGCGCATATGGGCCTGTCTGCCATGCCTGAGCATAAGCGTCAAAAATCGCCGCAGCGCCTATCCCCTCTCCATCCGTCTCGTCAAACTTAATCGCATCAAGAATAACCTGTGCTTGGGGAGAGCCGGGAACAATCCCATAAACCCCATAGAAAGAAGCATAGGGGTCAGCCGCAGGAGCAGCCGCTTGCTGCTGGCCGAATACAAGCTGTCCGGTCGGAGAATACCAGTACGGCCCTATATATCCCCTTTTATCCGAATCATAAATCCAAATACTTCCATCAGGATGTTTCTGCTGCTGTCCATCTGCTGGCATCTACTTCTCCTTTCCTTGCTTACTCATCATATCCGCATATCGAATCGCACTAGCCACACTTGCATTCTGGTCAGAGAAAAACTTCGCCATAACCTCCGGTTGTTCCTGCATCAATTCCCATTCTACTTTCTGTTCCTCCATGCTGACCTCCGCAGAACCGACCGTCCTGACCTTAGCCAACTCCTCCTGTAGAGTATCCTTAAACAGAGAACTTTCCTCCGCCACAATCTCCTCAATTATCTTGGTAAAATCTTCCTTCTCTCTAGGCATTAATAACCTCCCTGCGGAGTAGAACTCTGATCACTTACCGCACTCGTATTCTGGAACCTATTCGCCTTCATATGATTCGCCGCACTTCGGTTAATGCCGCCTTGTAGCGCAGCCCCACCTTGTGGAACTAGCTGGCCTGTCTGTGCCGCGTGTGCCGCAATAGCCTGTTGAACAGTATCCGGCAGTCCTGCGAACATACCCGCTAGCTCCTCATCCTGACCCTCCGACTCCGCCAACAGGTGCAACCCACTCTCACTAACCACCTGAGCAATCATAGGCTTAACCGCCCGACGAATTTCATCCCTAACAATAAGTTTATATTCTTCTAGCGGGTTCTCAATACTCAAGTACCTAGCCGCTGCGGTTGTGTAAGACATAAGCGGGTTGTTCGGGTCTGTTACCAGCTTCGCGTTAGTAATATTCGCGCTCTCATTAATCGGAATCGCCAAGTCAATCCTTGCTTGGAGTGCCGCCCTTCCCCATCCCTCAACATCCTTCGCCTTTAGACTAACTCTAACTATCTCTCCATCGGCTGAGGAGTAAAGAATCGGAATCTCATCATCCTCATCCTCACAAAACGCCCTAACAGAAGCAAAGAACCCCTGACCCACACTTACAGCCGCCCGTTGAAGTTGTGACACCGCAGGGCCGTACTGCTTCTGGGCAAACTGAGCGGCAGTGTTATAGAGAATACCGCTCTCCTGCCCCCCACTACCCAAAATTCCCAGAAGTACGCTCCTGACCGCGACTTCCTTCGTCAACCCCTGAATAATCTCAATCAACCTATAAGCATCGACGTTGGTCCTAGCGGGTTCGAGTTCATAAATCTTCTCATCTTTATCAATCGTAATAGTCTTAGTCGGCTTAATATCCAGTATCTCCGACTTACCTCTGCCAGATGAGTCTTGCGCTCGCCTGCCTTCAAGGTCAAGTTGCGCTACTAACTGCGCCCGAATCGCCCGTTTGATATTATAACGAATATCAGAAATCAGCGAATCTAATTCCGTTAGCAACTCCCTAGTGTGGTACAGCGCTCCTTGCCATCTTTCACCCGCCGCTACAGGGGCTGAACGCGGAGCCTCTGCCAATATATGAGGATTAACCCCCATATTGTGATGCCATGCGTGGATTATCTCTGCCTTATACTCCGCATCCTCCAATACGGTACACATCCAGTGCAGGTCGGCATATTCGATAACCTTCTTCTCTTCATGAGAAGCGCTCCCCGGACACAGATGCTCCCCGTAATGCGTCCGAATATCCCTTACCTTCATCTTACGAATACCGAAAACTTTCTTCAAGTTCCCGCGCATATCGTAAGTCGGCCACGTATTCTCTACTGGCACACTCTTCCAAATAATTGGAAAATCGTCCTCTTTCTGCTGCGCGATTCTATCTAAATACGCCTTCCCCTCCTCTCCCTCCTTTGGACTATATCCCTCACTCCACATTTCCGGCACTGGACAGATTACGCTCCACCCTCTACCCGCCCACACAAAGTCATATACCTGCTCCAACCACACATCCCTCTGTCCTTGGCTAAGCTGGTACATACCAACTAGCGCTGTCTCAAGCATCTCCGCATGAGTCTCCTGCTCAGGGGTTAAAGGATTTATACGCATAAACGGGGGAGTAGTTAGGAAGGAAAAGTCCTGCTCGACAATCAGCGCCTTATAACCACTAACAATCTTCTTGATATGCGCTCCGCCATCCTCGTCCGGCTTCTGCACATCAACCAAGTCAGTCCGAGAAAGGCTCTTACGAACTAACTCATCCTCTGTCCGCTGTTCCTTAAACTCATCCTCTAGCTCCTCTGCCTCATCGCAAATATCCTGAGCATCGGGAATGGTATGCTCCCCCGTATACTTCATTAGGACTTACCACTATCCCTTTGTGCCTGTCGAGAGGCGAACCAGAAGCCGAATACCGGCCCCGCAAACGCGGCTACCGCTAATGCCGTTTCTGTATCCTCAAACAAAAACGCATAAATTGCTGCCGTCACAACTTCAATTGTTACAACAGGTCGTACTCCTCCTCTAAGTAACTTCAATGCGTTATTTACCATCTGTCTCTCCTAATTGTTATCGACGTAGTACAGCCCGACTATCCACCGCCACGCTTGTACCTCGATAATCCCTAGCTTATTAAAATGTTCTGGTGCATCCTCTGGGCCGTACCAGTGAAAGGGGCGCGGCCAAATTGGAGGAAATAACTGCGTCTCACCGGGAGGCGCATCATTCCATTGGAATCCAGTAGTCGGCCCCCAACAGAAATTCTTTATCCTCCTCCATACCTCCTTCATTCAAAAATCGGGGTAATATTGATAATACCCAGAATGAAAAAGACAAAGATAACAAATACTACGACTGCCACAATGCCCATCCAATTATTAAACATACGATTTCTCCTTATTCACAGGTACAAATAGGGGTTGCAGGGATAGGAACTTCGGTAATAACAGGCACTTCTGTAGGTGGGGATGTTGGAATAAATGTGCTACTTACTGGTACATATCCACCAAAATCCGTAGTCCAATACTCCTCCTCCTTCCCTATACCCATTACAATAAACTGTGGATTTAACATATTCGCATTATGCCCCGGACTTTCCTTCCACAATACAAACGCATCTTTTCCCGTCAACACTCCATAAGCCAGATTCTCCCCCTTCCATGTATTAAAGTTATATCCAAACGCCTTCATTCGCTGAAACGGGTCGCGTCCCTGTGAATCGGTATGAGAGAAATACTCCTTCTTCTTCATATCCTCACTCATCCACTGTGCCGCCTCTTCCAGTAAAGGGGTTAGAACTAAAGGATTTAGCCCATTCTCTGCCCTATAATTATTAATCAACCCTAGGAATACTTCCTCTTCATTATCAAGAACTCCTACCTCGTTTTGCTTGGGAGCGACTAGTAATCCCAACCCTATCCCTATTAAAACAACTATTGCCGCGCCAAGAAATAACCATCTCATTGCCGTAATATAACATTAATAATTAACGCACCAATCACAACTGCCCCTGTGCCGAACAGCAGATTCCTCAATCCCGTTATTGCCGTATCCATTTGTTCTTTTGTAGCGTAAATTCCCCGCTCGCTACTAATCTGCTCTCTTAGCTCATTCGCCTTCTCGTCTTTGTACGTCTGACTATCCCGCGATAGTCCAAGCGCAGCAAGGTCGGCAGTTTCCTTAATCTTCAAGGCTTTTTCTTTTTCGACACTTACCTCGGAATACCGTCTATCGCGCTCCTTATAGAACCTCTCATCCGCAGCACGTAATGCATCTACGTGTTCTTTGAACGTCTCTAGTGTCCATCCAGATTTAGTAGTTCCATCCACTATACTTTACTCCCATTTGGTAGGAGTAATCCTTAATCCTTGGAGGATAGACGTACTCCAATAACAATAAAGTTGCGCTAACTTGGTCGTCGTATCGCGGCTTCCGCATCCCTGAGAACTCCCTTAACTCATCCATATAATCATCTTTCCACGCCGTCCACTCGTCCGGCATAACCACATGGCGGGTTTCAAAGAATTTACTAGCCGTAGCCGCCCTTGCTACCAAATCCATCTGTTGTCCCGGCGCACCATCCCTAGTGTGTCTAGGTACATCTTGTGCCTTGATTCGATTTATCCCACTCATAGACACTAGCGGAAGCCCGCTCGCCTTATTCTCCACAATCACCATCAGCCTATCCCCCCAAAGCTGCTCCGCCTCGTAATACAACTCCGTCAACTTATCTAGCAGCATCGGGAACTCTAACTTCCCCCTCCACACTCTGGCTATAAACGTCCTCCCGTTATTCAATTCCCACCCTTCCACCATTACTGAATAACTCGAATAGCTCTTGGCGGTATACCCCGTATCCCACGCCTGTACAACCCGCTTAACCTCTTGAATAGTCGGCCTTGGCCCATACGTCCACCACTTAAAAATATCCCCGACAGTCCCCGGTGGAAGCGCCATATACTGAGTAAGAAAAGAATCCTTATCTTCCTTCCGAAGCTGATGTAGTTTCTTCGTACTCAGCCCCATGCCGGTGTCCTTCTCCAATTCCCAAATACTCTTATCGTTAGTATCCAGCGCGGAGATATGCACAATCGCCCAATCATCCTCTGTCTCCATCAACCGCCCTGCCAAATCATCCCCACTCCATCTCGTACAGACCAGCGCAATCGGCGTACCTTCAAACGCTCGTGTACGAATAGTCGTGCGCCAAATCCGCCAAACCTCATCCCTCTGCGCCGGGGTCTTAACATTCTTCGGGTCGTGCGGGTCGTCCACAGTAATCATCGTAGGGAAGCGATAAGACAAAATCTGCCCTGTCAGCCCACTCGCCCTCAACGTAGGGTCTTTCTTCGATGGGTCAGACCTCTCCAAAAACCATTCGTGGCTTGCCCATTTAATATTCTTATCCGGCGTAGCAAACGGAAACACCATCTTATACGCCTCGTTAAACTCAATAGTGTTCCGAATGGCGAGACTCCTCAGAGTCGCTACATCATCCGCGTAGGATACATAGCCAAGCTGCGGTATCTCACCCTTCTCAATACTCCGCCCAATCGTCCACGCATTATACTCAATCAGCGTGTCGGTCTTTCCAAACCCCGGTGCCATCAACACCATTAACTTCGTCGTCGGATTTCCATGCACATCCAGCAGCGTCCCATCTGCCAACTGTTGTAGTGCGGTAAACATCGGCTCCTGATGCTTTCGCATCTTCCAGCCGTGGACAAACTCGCAGTAATCCTTAAAATACAGCCCCGACATTGCTGCGGCATCTACCGTAGCTTTCTCGGCTAGTTCAACTTCTGCGAGTCTAGGCATATCTTATTGAACTTCAAACGGCACAATGACAAGCACCGTCCCTGAGAATGAGGATTGCGTACTTCATTGCCCACCTGCCAGTACGTTGACGCTGAATTGGTTCGTGCCGTGGTTATCAACGGCGACAATCCACGTCCCCGCTATCGAGTCGTTGTAGGCAAACGCTTCCTTCCACCCGTCATGAGTGTCCCGCGTGAACACCACACCGTCTGGTGCCGTCACCGTAAGGCCCACGTCATAGCGCGGGATGTCGTTGGTATCGAAGGGCACTGAGGCTTTATCTATCTCTGCGTACGCCGCCCACAAACCGAACGCCGGACACCCTTCAATCGTCCACGTCTCAGAGCTTCCGGGCGATAACGTCACCGTCTCACTGACGACGGGACACCCGGGAACAGTGATGGCCTGCACCGTGGGCCTGCGTTTCGCTTCTACGCCTGTCACGGTAAGCGCTAGCAGGATGGCTAAGATGACTGCATACTTCATTAAGCGGGTTCCTTCACAATATAATCCTTCGTTTCAATTATCCTATCTGCAACCGCGTCTAAATCTACTCTTATGTGCTTAGTTGGGTCGTCCAGAAGAGGAACGAACGTCTCCTGAAACTCCACTGCTGCATCCGCCTCCTCCTCAGTCAATCCCATCTGCTCCTGTGCCCTTTCAACAAGCTGTTGACGACGTTGGGTGACAAGTTCGTGGAAGTGATGTACGCTAGAAGTCTTACCCTTAGTGAGTTCGACGGTTTTAAGTCTCTTATCAGCAGCCACGCCAGCAATCGCGTATAATACGTTAGCTGGAATCCCGCCAGCTTTAACATCGTCAAGTAGCTTATCCAGAGCCGCAATTTCTACCTCTTGCCAGAGTTGTCCGGGGTCGGATGTGAACAAAACCCGCCTCGACCCCACGTTTTGATACTGCGTTATCCACCGCTTTAGCGTGTCCGTACGGGGAATCCGCTCTTCGGGATGCCGCTCCGCTAATCTCCGCTTAGTATGAGCGTAATTACTCCCCAATTCTATAAAAAGGCGGACGGCCTCCATTTTATAATCCAAAGGATAATCTGTTATCTTGGGTTTTCTCCCAACCCCGCGACTTTCTTCAAAAATCTGCTCGTCGCCTTTGGCCGTCCGCCCCGCTGCTAGTTCTTTTTCACGTTTTCGCAATAAAAAATCCTAAAATTTCTGCTAATAGACACTTCCTATCTTTAGTATAACCTTTTTCTATAGTATTTGTCAACTTACCTCTTTTTATTTTGCCCAGATTTGCGGCGAAGTGGCCCCCTACCCCCAATACGGTTACAGAAAAACCGGAACTCGTCCCCAAATAGCCAGATTTAGGTAGATTCCAGTCGATTCCAGCCCTTTCTAACCGTTTTGGTTAACGATGGAGGGCCAGTACTACCAGATAGGGAGTAGTGAGACTAGGTATCAGTAGTGCGCGGAGGGAATACCTTTCCCTACCTACTACCCACTGATCGGGGAGAGTAACTAACTTATAGTAAGTAGCATAGCTCCTGGCCCCATATGAATCCCACGAGCGGCTGTCAGAACGGCGCTAGGCTAGGTGTAGACAGTGGGGGTGGGGGTGGATACCACTGTGTAGGGTAGAAGCAGGCTGGCGTGGCTGTGAGGCGGCTTAGAATCGACGCTAGGGATGGGGCGATGGTAGGTATGAGGGAGGGTGGAACATGGGCCGGGGGCTGTGCGATGGACAAGAAGAAACCCCCACCGTAGCAGGGGTTCACTTCTATCTACTGAGGCGGAGGGGTGTTAGGCGTATTGTCTCATGTAGATTGCTAGGGCGTCGGGGTTCGCGGCCAGCGCGGCCATGATCGCCGGGTCTGGCTTTACCGAGGACTTCACTGCACCGGGAGTTGTCGCATCGGGAGCAAAATCGCCGTAAACCTGCACGTTGCCGCTGAATTCGTGTCCATCGGCATTCCCGGTAAGGAACACGTTGCGGAACGTGTTTCCCTTGCTCGAACGTCCTACTTTGGTGACTCGCTGCTCAGTGATCGTGATTGCGTCGAACTGGCCGCTTGTTGCCTTCTTGGTTGCCATCGTAAATCTAACTCCTGTTTAGTGGTTGAGTTGGTAGGTTGCGTATTCAGTTTTCCGTTGGTGCATTGGCGTTACCTCCAATATGTAACTTGACTACGTTCGATGATTTTGTCTGTCATAACCTTCCGGCTGTAGTTTCGTGGGCCAATACCTAACCGCATAGCTACAACTTGCAATTGGTCAATTCGCATAGCGTCAAGGTATTGGCGGCCAACGCGTCTCACCCATTCTTGCATTTTCGTATCCATTGGCGTCCTCCGCTGATGGTTGGTTCGTGGTCACCAATGTATCATGGCGCAGGTTGCGGCTGTCAAGGGGTCTGGACTACAGAGGAATTTCTATATCTCAGCTTCCGGTGTCGGCCCCCACCGTGAACCCCCGCAGGCGCGAACCCCCGCGCGCGTTTTCCCCCGCACGAAAAGGAAAGTGAAAGTAGTCAGACACATGAGAGTCAAAGTGAGAGTGAGAGTAGCAAGGATAGTAGAGATGCGAGTCTAATGGAAAGTACGCGGGGGATGGCCGCAGGAGAATGGCCGCGAATAAACAAACAAAACGCTTCGCAAATAGGCCGATTTAGATACAAACTTGACAAACTTGCGCCGTTTGTGCAATGCTTTTCTCAGGTTCGGAGCCGCCGAGCCACTAGAGGAAAGGATAGTAGATATGCCAGAGTTAGGTTTCCTAGCCCTTTGTGAAGCGTTCAGGGTGGAGTACCTCCCGCTAGCTGGGGGTATTATGCATGCCGCTAGAGATGTTCTAGGGGCTGAGGGAGACAGGTGGATGAGGGACACAAGGATTGAGCTAACCACAGTGGATGGTGATGCAAGAATCCGCCGCACAACCCGTCACACAGTATCATGCTGGAAGAGTTGTACGATGAAGGAAAGGATAGGATAATGCAGTTACTAATAACAATTAAAGTGAGGATGAGGGGTAATCACGACCCTCGTAACAAGGTTACTGAGGTATGCCCTGTGTTTGGCCCCGCACTCTGTACTGACTCAAACGGAGCGCATCACACCGGCCTACTAAACTTTCCGTCAATCGAATTAGCTCTACAGCATTTCGAGAGCCGTGGAGTTCATGTAACAAGGATAGAGGAGGTAATATAGAACTAGCTCTACTCATCTCCATGCAGCGTTCAGTGGATGCTGGACTTTCTAACGGAGGAAAAGTATGTTCGAGTTCATAACGAGACTCATCTGCCCTGTATGTTTAAGGGTGTATGAACGACACCCAATCTTCGGGGTCGTAACTTGTTGGTTACATCCAAGTGAAGCAGAAAAGAAATTATGGAGGCCGAGATGACTAATCACAACGGCTACACACAGCGAAACACTATCGTTCCTCCACTACCAAACCCTAGTGGCAGTAAGTTCACTTGGGCAGGGATTGTCCGGGATGGCTTGTACTCTGTCTCACATAAGGTGTGGAAGCAGATTTGCGCCAAGTGTACCAGTGAGAGGGTGGAGGTCTGGGTGAGTACTGGCTCTCATGTGAACAAGCAGGGACGGGAAGTAGAGGATGGACACTGGCGGATGGTTTGTATGTGCATGAGGCAGATGTAGGACAATGATGATCAACCGAGTACGCTCTGTTCATATCAAAGAGGATGAACTTATAGCCCTTACAACCCCCGAAGGGCATAAGTTCTCTATTACCATGAACGACAATCAAGTGCATGTGTCACCTACGTTCGGGGGGAGTATGTGGGTGAGGGTGTTGAAGGTGGATTCATCCGAGTCTCAGCTTATCAACTCCGTTGTAGGAGTTCTACTTGACTAGTAAAGGAGGAGCTATACACCAGAAATACGGCGTAGACAATATGTGGTGTGTAGTACCACACTGTAAATACAGGTGGAGCTACCACAGAAGAAAGAAGGAAGTGCGATGGTTGAACTATCTATCAAGGTGAAGATTGGTGTTCTTCAAGCTGTGTTTGGCGAGACGAAGGCAGTCAGTATGATGGAGTTGATGAACTTCCGAAAGGAGGATAGGGTAGGGTTTGATCTGTTAGTAGAGGAGTGTATGAGGAAAGGAGTAGTCAGTGTCTCCGAAGCCTAATTGGGAGGATAAGATTAAATCCTCTGCGCCGGAAGGGGCAGTATTTCTAGGCTATGGAGGAAGTTCTGTCGCGTACGAAACACTGGTATTTAGCTATCAGGGTATCGAGGTACGGTTTCCTAGACTGCCTATGATGTTCTCACCTGACGAAGTAGAGAACTTGTATGGCTGTTTTAGTGGAGAGGACTGGAAAGATGTGTTAGAACGTCGAGAGGATTTGGAGGAAGAAGAATATGCTGCAAACTGAGAGGTATATTGCTGGAACGCGCCCCTGTCCGCATGGTAGAGCCGCTACCGAGTGGCTTAGCTGCTGGCAATGTTTGTTGAGCATAGCTGATGCGTATGAGGAGAGGAAGAAGTTCTTGACGTATGTATTGTGGAATGCAGTAGTGCAGGATATAGCATGAGTGCGGGATTAGATATACGAAAGGAGACGTTCATACCCTGTCCGCGCTGTTGGGAGATTGGTATTATCTGCCGAGACTGTGCGCCGGTAGTGGGTAAGATAGTCTGGTCTTGCGTACAGTGTGGTAAACTGTGTAAGATAGGCGCAGTCATATGTTCTAAGGAGTGCTTTGATGAAAGCATACCGGAAGCAACAAGAGGTAGTCGAGCCAGCAAAATGTGACATAGGAGAGGAGTTGTTAAAAGGAGTACATCTGTATATGGATTTTGTAGGTTTGATTCTCTATCCATGGATGAAGTTGTTAGGATTAGAACAGGAAAGTGAGGAGATGGATGTTTTCGCAGAAACAGATACAGTTAATAGCAGAAGTATTAAGAAAAACAGATACGTATAACTTCAAAGACCCTGATAGTGGTTTTGGTCTATACGACTATGAGCCTTGCTATTCAAAAGATGAACTTACACAGGCGTTTATATCTCTGTTTAACAAAACGCAGATGTATCTCGATGGAAGAAGGATTACACAGTTGGACTTCAACGCCGAGCAGTTTGTACAAGCCACTAGGGTAAAGAAGGAGGGAAAGTAAATGCCTAGAACATCCCAAGACTGTTATAATTGCAACCATACTTATACTGACCACAACAGTCGAGATGGATGTATTCTGAACGACTGCAACTGTACAAGGTTCTCTTATGGACTTGTAGAGGATGTAGAGGAACCTATTCCACCAGCACGAGATAGGCTGACGGATAACTACTTATACATGTTAGACGAGCAGTTAAGGCCGTTGGAAAGGGTACTTACTACATATCCTACTGATGCTCCCATTCCTGAAACCCCTCCTACTCCTAGTAGCGTTATTCCTACACATTATAGTGGATATAATCCACAGCGTAAGTTCGGTGTGGAGATTGAGTGTGTGGGGTTGACTCGCCACTCTCGTAATAGGATTGAGGATGCGGGTGTACAAATCGTCGGGGATGGTAGTATCAACGCTCATCCTCTTATACCACACGGAGCGGGAGAGATAAGGTTGGGGCCATGGAGGGGCAATAGTGGGCTACGTAAAGTCAAAGAAATATGTGATATTCTAAAGGAGGAGAAGATAAGTGTGAATCGTAGCTGCGGTTTACACGTACATCACGATTTAACACAGTATTATAGTAACTATGAAACTTACACGCAGCCCAACTCTGGCCTTCTTACCCCGGAGGAGATATGCCAGAGATTAAGGTTCGTATATCAACGCTACTCTCCTGCGATTGAGTTGTTCTTCCGGCCTTCTCGGTGGAGAAACGAATACTGTGAATCCTTCGTCGGATTGGGTAACCTTAGTCTACGTAATCCGCATGGTCGGTATCTTTCAATTAACGGGCCGACTCACCATAGTACAGTGGAATTCCGCCAACATCAAGGAACGGTGAGTTACAAGCGTATCCGTAATTGGATTATACTTACGAATATGCTGTTGGAGTACGCTATCTACACGTTTAATATACCGTTGAGAGTAACACAGTCTTCTGCACCTTTGAAGGAGATGTGGGGTAAGTTAATTCTTAGTGATGATGAGTACGGTAAGTCAGCAAAGGAGCATTACAAGAGGGAGATGAGGAGTTTGGCTAAGAGTAGAGGTAGTGTGATACCTAGGTTTACCTTTACGCCGGATATGCTGAATGGCTGTAAGGTTCCAGCAAGAGAGCAGTTAAGGAGTAGCATATAAATGTGTGGGATTTTTGGCGGCGTAGGAGAGATGGATAAAGCTGAGCTATACGAACTAGGATTCTGGTCACAGAATCGTGGTAAAGATGCTGGTGGGTTGATATGGTATAACGAATCCCATGATAAGTTCTGTTATGCTAAGCGTCCGGGGCCGGTAACGGATTTTGTTATCCGAGACTACCCCCATGCGTTAGATTCCAGTGTGCTTATCGGGCATACCAGATTAAGTACAAGTGGGCCAGCACACGTAAACGAGAACAACCACCCTCATATCGGTCAGCGTTTCATGCTTGTACACAACGGCCATGTGTGGAATGATGATGCGTTTAAGTGTAGGAGTGATTGTGATAGTGAGGCGATTGTTCATGCGTTGGAGGAGAGTATTGATAAGCCGACTGATGTAGCTATCGAAGGGGCTGTGGAGAGGTTGGAAGGGGCGACCACGGTAGCTATGATTGATACGGTGCAAGACCCAAATGCAGTGTGGCTATGGCGGGACGCTTGGCATGATTTGTATATCGCTAAGGGAGAGAAGGCGATATACTTTGCAAGTGAATCATGGATGCTGTTTGCGGCGACAGGTCTGCAAGGTGTGGAGATTCCTAACTATCACGCGGTGAGGATAGATAAGGAGACTCTTGAGTATACAGTGCAGGAGTTGAAGAACCGCCATGAGGTAAGAACGTCTCAGTGGGAGAAGTATAATGGTTACAACGTGCATCCCTTCTACGCTAAGAACTACGCTACCACCGGGAATACCAAGCGTCTTAGGTGGGATGAGACGCGTAGT